TGATAATAATTACTTAAAACCATTATTGAATTATTATTTCTTTTCAAATTTGTTAGTTCTAATGTATGAGGTGCGCCACCACCTTCATTAGTCCAACTTTCCGTACCATTTAAAACAATTTTCCCTATCTCTTTATGTAAATACCACTTACCTACTCCATAAGGTTGCCATTCTGTAGCACTAGAGCCTTTTTCTAATTGGATAGAGTTTAAATCACTACTACCTACATAATTAGCGATAGATAAACCAATATAAGCAGTATTAGAGTTTGTTGTGATAGAATGAACATTTTTATAACCACCTAAATCACTAATAATGTTTTTAGAACTATCTAACAATACTATTTTTGCACTTTCGTTATTGTAATTATTTCCACTTAGATAGTAAGTAGTGTTTGGTTGAACTGGTACTTGTGAAATAGCCCAGTTTGCACTTGCGTCCGTTCCTTGTGCAACATAATATTTTCCTGTTTCAATATCGTTCTTATTAAACAAGTTTCTTCCATCACTTTTACCAAATCCGTCTTGATAGTTTCCTATTTTACATAGTTCTATTGGTGTTGTTCCGTATGGGGTGAAAGAGTTGGCTTTAGAGCCTTTTTCTAACATTGGCTTAACAGTTATATTATTTGCAACAAAACCACTAGCTATTGAAGTTCTTACAAATACGTCAGTTGTTTCTGTTAATGTAAATGTCCTTGTTTGGTTAGTAACAGCAAGATATTGCCCGTCTGACTTTCTTAAAACTTGTACGTTTATTCCTGTTTGTTCCCCACTAATAATATAACTACCAGCATTTAAAGTAACAAAAACATTATAATTTCTTGCTTCTGCTGAAGTTATTGAATAACTTGTATTATTTGATGTACCATTTAAGTTAATAGTTCCATCACTATTATAAGTATATTGTACGTTTTCACCAGTCTTAGAGAAAGTAATACCTCCCCATAAATTCTCTTTTGGTAAATCTATATTATAGGTATTACCTGTATAGGGTTCGTAGGTTGTTGCAGTAGAACTTTTTTCTATCATTACATAAGCGTTGTCTATCGCTTCTTGTGTTGTATCGTTTGTTGTTGTTGCAAACTGTATAACTATATATTTTGTATTTGCGTTTGGTATGAATGTTTGAGGCATTGAATTAGTTAAAGTAACTTGTCTTATATTTGTTCCTGCTTGTCCTACTGTTGTTGTTTCTACTACATATATTGTTAAATCACTATTTGAATTATTACAACTTATTGTATATTGTTGATTTTGTATTGCTTCTATATACCCATAAGCACGTTTTGTATTGTTACTACCATTCCATACTTTACCTAAAGCACAAGTATCTTTGTTAAATATATTTTTGCCTTGAATTACTATTTCATTATCTCCACTTACTACATTTACTGGTATAGGTGAACTTGGTGTTGGTGTTCCGTCTTGGGAAGTATTGCCTTTTAAGTCAATCTCGTCAAATTGTCCTTTTAATGTTCCGTTTAGTGTTAAAGATGTACCCTCTCCCTCTATGGTTTCATCACCAAAGACTTGGTTTTCTAGGTTAGTTATTTTTGTATCTTGGGTAGCTTGGCTATCATATACACATTTAGCACTTGGGTATTGAGTATCGGTACTAGAGCTTGTAATAGATGTTACTTTATTATTAGCAGTTTCTAAGTTTTTACCAGTTATTACGTTTTCTAAAGTTCCTTTTGAAATAAAAGCATTACTTTGCATAGTATTATACCAAGCATAACTTCTATCTACACCTGTTAAAGTACCTGAACTTGTTAATGCTACTGAATAAGTATTACTATTAATCTTTATAACTCCACCTGTATTAGATGTAGCATAATCGGTATTCTTTACATAATCGGTTAAATCAATTTCGGCACCTATTTTACCTAGTAGTTCCCATTCATTATCAATATATATATATTCCTCATAATTATTCCCTTGTACATCAGGTGTTATTGGTACTAGATAAATTGTATCTTCTTCAATATCCGTTACTGGTAGTTCATTTACTATTTTAAATTTGATTGCTCCTGGTTCACCTTTATCTCCTTGTGGACCTTGGTCTCCAGTATCGCCCTTATCTCCTTTATCACCTTTATCCCCTTTGTCGCCTTTTTCTCCTTGAATACCTTGAGGGCCTTGGTCTCCTTTATCTCCTTTATCTCCTTTAAATTCGCCCCTATCAACTCGTTCTTTTAAATCATCAATATAAGCTTCTCTTTCTTCTTCGGCACTTATTCTTAGATTTTCATTTGTTATACGAGCGTTTTCATTTGTATTTCTTTGAGTTTCTGCACTTTCTATATCGCTTAATATTAAATTAGCATTTTCAAGCCAATTTTCTATAGTTGTAGGCATTGTACCACTTCCTACATCTAAAGCATTTAATATTTGTAATTTAGCTATTCTACTATGCCATACAACGTCAGTTTGATAAGTTATTAATAATTGGAACTCTAATTCATTTGTAGAAGCTATTTCTCTAGTAATAACTAAATCATAACTATTTTCTTCTATGTTTTTAGTTAAAGGAAAAGCTACTTTTTCGTTATTATCATCTTCTAAAGTAGTAAGTAAAGACGCTGTGCCATCTATAAATTCATCTACAAATTGAAAACGTAAGATATCGTAATTATTATCATTTTTAATTGCTAACCCTAGAGTATCTAAAGTTCCGTTTTCAAGTATTCTACTATCTTTATATACTTTTATTATCTTTATCATAGTATCACCTACTTCCATTTTCCTATTCCTATAACGTGTATTGTATAAGGTACATTTAAACCTCCTGTAAATCTGCAAAGTGAAACAGCTCCAGCGTTTGTAGTCGATATACTATCTACACCTGATAACCAAGAATTACTACCACTTCTTTGTACTGTAACATTAACAACGGGTGTAGCAATAAAAGTTTTAGACCATGAGCCAAAAGCTATACTTGTTGAAGCACCACTAGTAGTACCAGAACCCCAAGTTTCATTTATATCCGTTGTTCCTGTTACCTTTTTAGTACATATCATAGTTCCGTCTCCATACTTAATATAGCTACCATTTGTATTTGAGCCACTTTCTACTATTGCTCCTAAGAAATCTCCCATAGCTATATTTTTTGTTTCATCATTTTGTACTATAGGTATTAAATCTTCATCATTTATTGTAGTAGATTGATTTAATTCACTTATTTTAATTCCGTCTTCTATCATTTATTCACCAACTTTCTTAATTCTTCTATTTCTTGTTGTTGTTCTTTTACTGCTTGCCATAACACTGATACCATTGAATATAAATCTGCTCCATCATTTTCGCTAGATGTAATTTCTTTTCTATAATTATACTTGTCACCTATTACAAAACCTATATGCTTTTTATCTTTATCTTCTTCAAATTTTAAATTGTATTTGTATATATCAACGTCTTTAACTATATCTATAGCATTATCTAATTTTTCAAAGTTTTTCTTTTCTTCTTCTTTAGACGTTTGTGTTAATGATACACAAGTTATATTACCCGTTCCACCATAAGCACTAATTCTTTGAACATTATCACTACCACTCATAAATAATCTTGCGTCAGTAGTACCAGCACTAAAACTAGCTCTTCTTGTTCCTCCAGTATAAAAATTTAAAGCTCCTGCCCCCATTTGAGCTTTATATTCAACTCCTTGATAATTTTGAAGAATTGTAAAAGGCATTCCTTGACCTGTATTATTTCTTGTTAGTACAATACTTCCTCCTGTTATATCCATATCGCTTGCAGTTACTTTACCACTACTATCTACACTAAAAGCATTCCCATTTGAAATTGTTGTACCCGTTATACTGCCACCTGTTATAGTATTACCACTTATAGTAGTACCCGTTAATGTACCTCCACTTACTCTATTAGCACTTATTGTACCAGTTGTTATATTAGAACCATTTATAGTAGTTGTGCCACTCCCTGATAAATCACTAACTGTTACATATCCATTTAAGTTTACTTTATTTGCTTGAATAGTCGCACTTTCAGTACTTAAATTAATAGCACTTATAATTTCATTATTGCCCACTTTTTCACCTACTTCTAAAGCTATTTCTCCTATATCTTTTTTAACTTGTATATTAGCCCATTTTTGGTCTTTATCACTTAATCTGCTTGTTCTATATTCTTGTTCAGTTTCTTCTATTTCATCAGTAAATATTGTTTCTTCTAATCCTTGTTCAACATTTATTTCATCATTTAAAAGCAAACAATTATATTCGTTTTCTCCTATTACTATTTTGAATTTATCTAAATAATCTAAATAAGTAATACCTATAGAAGATAATTCATTTATCGAATAAGTTAAACCATTAAGAACATCAAACATTTCTTCAAAATAATCACTTCTATCCTTTCCTTCTAACAAAGGATTATCTTTAATCTTTATTTGTGTTACTCCATTTTTTTCTATAGATGTTTCATCTTTTATTTCTACTACGTCAGTATCTTCACTTCTTGAGAATAATATAGAATTAATAGGTCCATACACTTCATTGAATTTAACATTAGTATCTTTAAAAGAATTTTCGTCTAATATAATATCAGTATCATTAGGACCCATAATTATAAAATCATTTCCGTCCATATATGAAGAACAACCTGTTACTTCAGTTATAAAATCTAATACATCTCTACAAGTAATATCCAAGCCTCTAAAAGGGTCATCATATATGTCTCTATCGGAATTAGGAAATTCAGTAACTCCTAAACCTAAATCGCAATACTCTAAAACATTATTTAAGACGTCATACAAAGTTGTTGGATAGTCATTAGTGTCTTTATATGGTATCATACTTTTTAACATCATATCGTACGCTTTATAGCTATAAGTTTGCGTATCTTCGTTATACTCTTTTTCATTTACTATAAAATTACCATAGTCTACATATTCATATTCGCCATTTACTTTTAATCCAAATTTATATCTAACTATAGAACCTATTTTCATATTTTGTTTTACTTCAAAGTCCAATTCTTTCATCATAGTTTTTAATAAATCGCCGTGGCTAATAATTTTAATTGAATATATATCTTCTGCTGTTATATCTATATAAGAGCTTTCTTTTATTTGTTCAGTTAATATTTTTTGTCCGTCTTCAGTCAATATATACTTATTGTTTTCAGTAATAACTTGGTAGTGATTATAATATGATATAATACTATCTATTTCTCTTCCCATTTCTTTTATTTGGTTTTTATAACCTGTACTTACTTGCTTCATTATGTCCTCCTACTTCTAGCAATAAAGCTTATTTGAAAACTTTCGTTTGCGTCAGTTACATTTGAAAATATATTTTTATTTGTTGTTGCCCAGTCTCCTGTGTATGTTGACATAGTTGTCATTGCTTTTTTATTAGGGTCATAATAAGTCACATTTTGTGTAGGTGAGTCTAATATTGGTGCAATTAGTTCAAGCTCATTTTGAGTTAGTTCTCTAAACGTTAACTTTAGTTTAGGGTAGACTCCTAAAAACGTGCCTGTTTGGTCGCCTTTTAAATTTCTGCCACTATCTCCTCCCCATAGTTTTGGGTAGTTATATTCTACTTCAGTTAAATATTGTCCCATATTTATACCATTTATAATTAATGAATTTTTGTCTATATACACATCAATCACCTGTTTCTTAAAAAGTTTTCGCTATTATTAATTTCAATTACTTTTCTAGCTATTGTTCTTCCGTCTAATTTAGTTTCATTTGTTAAATTTATTGTAATATATCTACCTATAGTAGAACCTAATTCTTCTAATAGTCTACTATCACTTAAAGGTAATATGGCTTCTTTTCCAACCTCGCCACCTATTCCAATTGGCACTCCTCGACCTGGGTTATTCAATATAGTTCCTTTAGCAAATTTTGGTATTTCAGGAATACTTATTTTTCCTCCACCTAATACTCCTGGAAGTTTAATTTTATTTAGTCCCTTTATTATCTTATTAACTCCGTCACGCATACCTCTAAATGGTGCTAATAATATATCTTTTAAACCACCAAAGACACTTTTAATTCCACCCTTAAAATCTCCTTTAAAGAATTTAATTAATCCATCAAACATTTTTCTAATACCATTAACTCCACTTTCAAAATAACCTTTAATAAGTGCTACGGAACTAATTATAGGATAAGTTATTATAGAACCTATAGGGCCAAACAATTCACGCATTTTCTTTAAGAATGACGTTTCTAGCCAATTAAGAACTCCACTTAATAAGCCTTTTATTGTTCCCGTTATTATCTCAAATCTAGCATATACAAAACTTGCATATCCTAGTAACAATTCTTTAAATCCTTGTATTAATTGTTTAAATCCATCATCAATTAATTTACTATCATTGGTAAATATTCCTTTTATTATTTTAAAAGCTCCACCAAAACTATCGGCAAATCCAAATATAATATTATTTATAGAATATCCCATACGAGTAATACCCATCATTAGCCAATCCCAATTACCATAAGCTTCTCTAAAAGCTTTAGGATTTTCTAAGGCTTTACCCATTGCTTCCGTTTCTTCACGCCAACTTCTACTTAATTCTTTAAATTTACTTTTAACTTTATTAATATTTTCTATAACACTATTTGTGTCAAATTCAGGAGCCGATACTCCACCACCACCACTGGCTGTAGTATTATCTCCTAGTATGTTCATTTCATCAAACCCAGCAAGTGATTTTTTTATTTCTTTAGCACTACCACTAGCACTTTTCATACTTTTGCTAAATTCTTTTGGCCCTTTAAATAAATCCCAACCAAATAATGCTCTTGTTATTTGATTTACATATTGCAATATTAAATATACTCCATTGATTATAAACTTAACTACAGGAGCTATAGCGTTGGCAACTGCCCACCTTATATATTCTATTTGTGAAGCTAGGTTTTCATCTTGTTGACTCAAAGTACTCATTGATTGCCTTATAGCACTATATATACTTCTAATACCAAACAAAGCTAATCCCCATTTAGCAACTTTCTTTATTATTCCGTCAAGATGAAAAGACATACCACTAAATACATCTTGTTTAACTAAATCATTTTGTTTTTGTCTTAATCCAATAATTTGATTTGAAGTTTTTTCTATTTCACTATCATATTGCTTTAATAATTCTAAATCTGACTCGCTGATAGTTTTTTGACTAGCTAATATTTCTCTATCTTCTTCTAAATGTTTTAATTTAACTTCTAAACTTGCAATTTGCTTATCAAAACTTTTAGTGTCTAATTCAGTTCCTATTGTTACATATCCGTCCATAAGCTACTCCTTTCTATATAAATTAGTATAGAAATCTCTAGCACTTTCTTTTTGTTCGTTTGTTTGATATACTTTCTTTTTCTTTTTTAATGCTACACTTTCTTTAGCTTTTCTAATCTTTTCTCTTTCTTTTAAGTCTTTTACATCACTTAAATTAAAATTTCTTAAATTTCTAACTCTATTTAATATGCAACAATTACCTATATCGCTATTAGATAATCCATTTAATAATTCATTAAACTCCCAATAGTGCATATCTTTTTCATTCAAGTCTATATGATAATCGCTCATAAAACTAGCTTTAATATAAGGGAAATCTTGTTTATAATCAATATCTCTATTTTCTTCTTTACTAGGTTCTTGATTACATAATAAATATTTTTTAGCTTTTTCTAATAATAAATTTCTATTTTCTTTATCGTTTAAAGCTTTTTCTCCAAAAAGTATATATATTATAGCTAAAGCTCTTTCTATATCATTTATATTTTCATTTTCTGCTATTTCATTACATTTTAAAGCAACTTTATAAGAAGTATTTATTTTATACTTTTTATCTTTTACTTTTACATATTTAGGATACATTATAGTTCCTCGTTTTCTTCTATTACATCTTTATATAATTCTTTAACTTTATTCTCTATTTCGTCCATTTTTTTATCAAATAATGGTCCAATTTGTTTAGTTATTATTTTTGATATTTCTCTTAATGAAGTCCAGCCTAACTTTCTACCATTTAAAAGTTTGTCTACTCCACCTTCTCCTAAAAACATATCAAATACAACTTTTTCTTTTTTAAAAAATTCATTTACTGCTCGTATTTCTGATTCTTCATTAGCACTTAATAATTTTTTACCTTTATGGTCTTGTTTCTTACTTATTATTAATAATTGATTATTAATCCATATTCTATTTTTTTTATCTTGTTCTACTAAATCTTGATAGCGTAACATAAGTTCAGTATCTTCTAAATCAAATTCCAATACGTTTCCTGTATCATTTCCTTCGCTATCTTTAATTCCTAATCTTAATACACTATCTTTTTCTAATTGAATATAATTGTCTGTCATTATTATTCACATCACTTTCTATTTTCTAAAAAAACAATAGAGAGTTAAGGGCATTTTGCCTTAACCCTCTAAAGGTTTCTATAAACTTGTAGTTGGAGTAAATGTAGGTGTTCCATTTGATATAGTTGAAGTACCTATTGTAGGGTCTCCGTCAAAATATATAGTATATTCAATAGTATCACCACTATAAGTATTAATAGTAATAGTACAATCGCTATATTTAGTTGGATAACTTCCATTAGTTCCATTCCAAGTATCTATTTCTAATATATGAGATTTGTAACCAAGTACATCTCTAGCTTTTTCAACAAATTCAAATTCAGGGTCGCCTTTATGACAATTTTGAGTTACTGACATTTGTTTATCGTTTGAAGAATGTTTTGTATGAGCATTCTTATCTATAATCCATTTTGTTCTATCAACTTGAGCATTATATTCTACATTTGCGTTTCCGTCTTCTACACCTACGCCTACTACTGCCCAAGTTGGGTTTGTAGCTGTTGGAGTAGTATCAACAAAACGTACAAATTGTTTTGATATAATTTCATCTATTCCACTAGGAGTATAGTTTATATCTTTTCCGTCCATTTTTGTTCCTCCTTGTCCTTTAATAATCTTTCTATCTTAACTAGTTCTTCATATTGTAAAGGTTTAATATAGCCTAACTCATTCAATTTATGAACTTGCTCTATGTTCTCTACTTTAACTTCTTCATCTTTTAAATAAGGTGTTCCATTAAAGATAAAATTAATTCTAGCTATTATTTTCATCTATTCCTCCCAATATGTAATTTGTATTTGTATGTCAAATTCTGCTGTATTTGTTTCTGCATAATTCATTGTCGCACAATTCAAACATTCAATACTTTTTATATTATCTATTTCAGGCAAAATGCCATTTTTATTATTAGTTTCTATTGTCGCTTCAAAATCTTCAAAAAAACCCATATTTTTTAAGTTACATATTGTATCTTGACTATAACTTAATCTACTTCTAAATGAATAAACATCTCTCTTTACTTGAGTACCTATAACCCATTTTGTAATAGTCTTTTGCATTGGTATTTTATCAAGTGAATAATTATTTGAATCATTCGACAAATTATTAGCATTAATCTCGTATTTAGTGTTTTGAGTAAGAGAGTTTAAAACACCTATAAGATATGCTCTTAATTTTGTTATACGTTTTTCTTCGTATGTCATCTTCCACCTCTATTCACAAAATTTTGTACTTCTCTAACTACATCATTAATTTCAGCACTTACCATTCTTTTATCCCAATGGTCGCCAGTCCCTGCTGTATGATATTGAATGTTTTTCCCTGTATATTGCTTTTTAGGTGGAGAATAGTAGCCTACTGGAAAAGGTACTCCTTTTTGAAATATAGGATAGTTAGGCCCCATTACTCTACCTTCATATTGATAATGAGCATAAGGACTTTTATATGTAATAGTATCAGCACTTAATTCTACGTTAGAAGCTAAATCGCCTGTATCTCTAGGAACATATTTATCCATATGATTATAACAAGTTTGTGTGAAGAACCTCTGCACTCTACCATTAGGGTCAATACCAAGTCTTGCTTTTATTTCAGAGATAGGTTTTATTTTCATTATTTACCTTCTAAATGAACGTGAGGAGTATTACCAAAAGTATTATTTGTAATACTTGTTAATAAATATACCTCTTTGCCACTTAAATCTTCTTGACAATCTATATCTATATCCAAATCACCTTTAACAAGTAAATCTCCTATAGATATATTGTCAATATTTATCTCATTTTCGTCATATGGTATTCTAACAATCGCATTGTTTTGATATTGCAATCCTTTGTTAGTACTAGAACCTAGTCCACCAAAAAACCATACTTTTTTATAGTTATATCTTATCCATTTAGTCATATGATTATCGTCTATTATTTTATGATACAATGTAAGACTATTATTAGTTATCATTTAACTCCTAAATATAAAATAGATGTTCCGTTTACTACAACGTGCATTAGATAAGAAAACATATAGTCTTCTAATTCTGCTTGTTTATTAGTCATAACTTGAGATACTTCAGTAGGAGATAGATATGTAACACTATATCCGTCAATATTTTCACTTGCTACATTAGATTTATTCTTAATTACAGCTTGTTCAATACTATTCATCATAGCATACATACACATCTTAACCTCTTGAGGTATAACATCTATTCCTTTCAATCTATTTTGGGTTCTTGTGTCAATTATTTTGCGACACTCAAATTCTAATATATTAAAAGGCATTATGTCTAAAGTGCCACCTAAAGACTTATATTCTTCATAGTTTAGGTAATGTTCACTAAATTCCATAAATGCCCTCCTTTATTATAGACTAGTTGTTCCTTCAGGTTTAAGACTTGCAAATGGGAAACGAGTTTCAGTTTCATCAAGTGCGTTAACTGGGTTAGGTATTTCCCAACCAAGTCTCATTACTACTCTTAATGCAACCATATCATCTTGTGCAAGATTATATAAAATACTTCCGTCAGTTGGGTCTTGGATTACAGCTTCAGTTAATACTTTATAAGTAATATCTTGACGAATTTGGTAAACAGCTTGTGAGAAATCACCTGCTATTAATGTTGATTTGGTTTTATCCCAAACACCATTATCCATAAATTCACGTCTTACACTACCAATTTCAGTAGTATTTAATGGTTGTCCTGTAGTATCAGTCATCATACGGAATTTTCCTTTTAATCCAACTCCACCAAGAATACCATTAACTTCATAACCACTTTCTTCAACTTCAGTCATAACATCATTTATATCACTATATAAATGTCCTGTTTCATTTACTTCTTTTCCTACTGCAATAACACTAGGTACAAGTCCTGCTCTCCAGTCAGTTGGTTTATCAACTCCAAAGAACATAGCATTGTCTATTTTCTTTGCAAAAGCTTCTTCAACTCTTGGTCTAACTTCTGCCCAAATATCTATTGAGCTATCATTTAATACGTTTTCTTTAATTGGAACTATTACTGCCAATTCAGCAATATTAATATATTTTTTGTCCCAAGCGATTTTTGATAAGTTCTTACGTCCATTATCAGTGCTTTCGTCTACGAAATAAGCTACAGGTAAAGTGTCTAATACTCTTAATTTAGTTTTATCACTAGTAGCATTTGGTAAACGTTTAAATAATTGTAATGCTTTAGATTTTTTAATTGTGCCCTCAAATATTTCATTTGCTACTTGAGTTTCAATTAAAGCGTCTGCGTCATTTCTTGTAATCATAGCCATTTTTGTTAATTCCTTCTAGCCTCTATGATTAGTAAGTATCTCCTTTTATTTAGTGCTACTTCTAATAATATCATTCATAATATCATTAGTTGTAGGCTCTTTAGGTGTTCCACCATTTAAACTTGGTGATGTTTGTACTTTCTTAACTATAGTATCTCCAAAATATTGAGGATTTTCTTTCTTATAGCCTTCTAGTACTTTCTCAAAGCTATGTTCATCATCTACTTGTGACATAACTTCGTTTGTAACAAATTTACTAAACTCTTTTTTTACATTTGATGTACTCATTTGCAACTGAGCCTTCAAATCTTTGTTTTCATTTGTTACTTGTGAATAATTTTCTAAGGTTTTATCTTTTTCTGCTATGGAACTATTTAACTCTTTAATATCATTTTCGTACTTTGAAATCATATCTTTGTACTCTTCATTTTTTTCTTTTAAAGATGTTAAAGCCTTTCCGTGTTCAGTCATAATAGCGTCAATCTTTTCGCTATCAATTTCTAACCCTTTCAAAAATTCTCTCATAAAAATATTTTCTCCCTTCGTTTTTTGTTCGTGGTCTCGTCCACGTGTGTTGAAAATAAGGTTCTAATGAACTCTACCTAAAGTATAAAGTATTATTTAAAAAAATTCAATACATTAAAAAAAGAGTATATTAACTCTTTTATTTTTTAGCTGTTTTCTTTTTTGTAGTCTTTTTTGGTTCTTCTACTTCAGTAGTTTCTTCTTGTTTGACTTCTTCTACTACTTTAGCTTCTTTAACTTCTATAACATTTACTACCACTTTGTTTAGTGGATTTTTACCTGTAAGATATTCAGCCATTTCTTCATCACACTCAAAAGTATCACCCACAAATAGTTTACCTTCTACGTTTCTTGCCTTTCTTACAATATTTGTTAATTTTGCAAATTCCCTCAAGCTAAAGTCTTCAGTTACTACACATTTTATCATCTTAACTCCTCCTTCTAATATTGTTGATAAATATTATGATTTAATTTGTCTATACACACCTTTATCCTTTTTTCAATTAATGGTATCATTTCTTTGTGTTTTAATCTTTCTATCAACATTAATTGTTGTCCTACGTGTTTCCAAGCCGACGCTTCCCATATTTTGTCTCTTACTATGCTTACTGAATTGGTTGTATTTGTTCTATTCCAGGTATATAAAGGTTCTTTAACATTTACAATATTATTAAAATCAACATTATCAGCTTGTTCATAAGACCAAGTGCGGTCTTCCATTAAACTATCTTCTGGAAAATACACAATTTTATTTTTCTTTATTATTCTACTCCAAGCAGTACACCACACTTTATTATCACTCATAAAAAAGTCCTCATAGCAATCTATTTGATGATATTTAGTCATAAACACACCATTTTTATCAATCAATTGCATACCAATTAACATCATATCGTGATTAAACATTCTGCTATTTATTGTTTCAAGTGCGGTTTTAGTAGTGTAAAAGTCATCAGAGTCTAAAAAACATAAATAATCAAAGTCAACATTTTGTAAAGCATAATCTATTCCTACATTACGAGAACCACCATTATATCTTTTACGTTTGTTTTTTATTAATACAATCCTATCATCTTTATAACTTTCTATTGTTTGTATGGAATTATCAGTAGAACAATCATCTACTATTATTAGTTTAAAATCTTTATACGTTTGATTTATAATACTTTCTATACAATTTCTTAAGAAAGTTTTTCCTTTATAGTCTCCGTGGTCATTATTGCAATTTGGAACTATAATAGCAAATTTATAATCTTTTTTATCAGGTATAATATCATAATCTTTTTCATTAACATTGCTTTTCTTGATACAATTAATCTCATATTCAGTTAAATTAATATCTACATAATCAACATAATCCTTATGCACACAATGATAACCTGTTTGTCTTAATTCGTCATATGTTTCATTATCGTACACATAAAGATATTCATTGCCTTTTTTCTTTTTAACTGATTTATAATTGGTTTTATCTATAGCTATTAACATAACTTACCACCACCTAAAGTATATCATAAAAAAAGAGTGTATGAAACACTCTTATTTCAATAGCCAAACACTTTCTACTTCTCTATAAATATTATAACACAATTATGAAATTTTCCATACATATTCAATCTTTTTGTTAGTGCAATTCCACGTGTCTATAATATAGCCATCAACACACGCTGTAATATGCCCGTTTGTAGTTATTAAATATTTACCAACAGGGTGGTTTTCTGCAAACTCTCCTATATAAGTTTCTTTAAAAGGAATTTTATTAAATTTTTTATTTAAAAAATCTCTTACAAAGATAGCACTATCCATCATATATCCTTGTTCCATAGCACTTTTGCACAATTCTTTATATGCTTCTTTCCAAGTTATATCCATAACTATTGAATATGCTCTAGGAAAACAATCGTCAATAAAATTATTATGACTATTTGCATTATAATAAAAATATTTCATATTACATCATACTTCTTTGTAATGTTTCTCTTAACATTTGTTTTTGTTGTTCGCTATCAGCTTCTTCATATAATACTTTAATAAAATCTTCTAATGATTTAACCATATAGTGAAATGATTTATCAGTTTCTTCACTAGCTCCATATCTTGAGCGACTTTCCATATATCTTCCATATTCGCCACTCATTCTATCTAATGACTCGTCTCCTCTATATCTCATATCACGTCCTCTAGCTCTATAATTTTCATTATATCCTCTATAGTTTCTATAATAATCTCCATAAGTATCATAACCTGGGCCTCTTCCGTTATAGTTCATTTCCATATCCTCCTTTGTCATATGTTTTATTTTAGATAACTTATACAATGTATCTAAATTGTTGGTATTTAAACCACTATCTAATATATTGGTAATACTTTCTTCCATTTTTTTAAGTAATTTTTCGTCCATTATTCCACTCCTTCCTTCAAGAGTTTTATTATTTCTTCATTTTGCTTAATAATCTTTTCAAGGTATTCACTATCTTGCTTTTGTAATTCTTGCATTAAGTCACCATTATTAAAATCTCTAAATAAGATTTGTAAACTCAAAGCTTGAAATACTAAAGACAAGTTATCAACATTACTACTTTTCATTAAGAAATCTTTTCTATACTTAAAGTAGCATTAGCTACAATAGGTGCTTGAGTATCTATTGCTGTTGCTGTTAAGTCAGTAAAATCAGGAATACTTGGTAAACTTCCAATACTTAAAGTGGCATTAGACCTTCCACATACTTCTATCGTGTTTTCAAAAGATATATTAAATACATCTCCAGTAGTTGTTATGGTAGCTATCATTGTAGTCCCTGGAACAACTACTCCGTCTTCAAATAAAGCAAGTGCTACTGGAGTTCCTGCTGTAGCTCCACTAACATTAGCATTAAAACTTACTTTATATTTTGCTGTTCCATTACAATTACAATTACCATTTCCTAACACTTGATATAATGGATTCCCAGTTTGATGACATAACCAACTTCTTGAATTATTTTGACAAGCACTTCTTGTTCTTATTGGGTCACTATTAAATATTAATTTTGCAGTATTACTCGTTAATGTTACTGGTAATTCTTGTATACTTTCTATCATATTATCATTCCTTTCTATATAAAAAGAGATAGAACCTGTCTATCTCCGTTAAGTTAAGCAAGTTCTCAAATTGAGTTTGTCATAAGACTATATGCTATTAATTGTAAAGATAATTGCCATTGCAACCACAACCATTATTGTTGCAAGTAAAGATTGGTGTTCTTCCATATACTGGAGTACTTGGAACAGGACAATTATTCAAACGATTGTATAATTGGTCTACTTCATTAGCAAATCCTTGAGCTATGAAAGAGTTTTGAGCTATTTGACTAGCTTGTAGGTCTTTCATTGAGATTTCTCTTTGTAAGTCTGCAATCCTGTCATTTTTAGCGTCTAATTGTGATTTTACATTGTCTAACTCTAATTGACATAATTTATCTAATACTGCTTGTGTATTGCTTGTAGCATTAGTTATAATGTCACGAGTTGATTGAGCTAGAGCAAATCTATCTTGGCAATTTTCACTTAATATAGTGCTATTTAAGTTAGCAATGCCTAGACGATTTTCACAGCAACAATCATCTAATCTACTTCCTATGTTATTGAAACCTTGTAATGTAGATATTTGACTATTGAAAGCTTGTTGCATATTAGCTATTTGACGTGCATTATCAGCTACTTCTGCATTAGCAAATCCACTAGCTATATTGCTGTTGATGTCAGAGCAACAATTACATAATTGATTAGATAATCCATAAATTCCGTCTCTTACACCTTCAACTTGGTTGCTTATATGTAATGAGTTAAATCCGTCACTTGTTTGGTTCATAATGTCTTTTTGTCCGTTTGATAACCAAGCATATCCGTTATCAAATCCATTATTACCACCAAAGAAGCCGTTACCATTACCATTGTTACCCCAAATTAGTGCTAGTAAAACAATTAGCCAAATGGCACTATCGCCACCAAAACCACCAAAGCCACTACCACCAAATCCAGTCATAACTGGATATGGATAGAAACCATTGCCATTATTAGTAGCAAGGTCGATAGTAGGAACTATTCCTTGTGAATTGTTCATAATATTCTCCTTTCTATTCTTTTTTATATCAATGCTTTCGCTTGATACCTACTTTAATTTGTTAATAATATCGTCACCTATACCAAATTGTTTGGCTCTTTCAAATAGAGCTTGTTTTTGTTCAGGAGTATATTGACCAGTAATTTGTTTAAATATTTCTTGAGGGTTACTTTGATTTTGTCTTGCTTGTTCTACGAGCTTGAATACTTGAGGGTTCTTCGCCTTCAGTTGGTTCATCATCATTTGAAGAAGTTGGTTTTGCATTTTGTATCATCTCCTTAATTGATTTAGTTAATTCATTAACTTGTAATTGCAAGTTTTCTATCATTAAATCCTTTTCATCTTTCTGTACTATTTCTTTTAATTCGTAAGCTTTTACTTCTCCTTTAGTGTTCTTAATCCATACAATGCTCAAATCTTTACTAAAGTATGGAGTATCACTTACTACTATTTCTTTTTTTACATCTTCCAAAGAATTAGCATACTTCATAGTTTGATTAGTTGGAGCTAGTTGAAAGTTTTGAGTTAAATTGGTAGGTAAAGGATTTTGAGGTAAACTTTGTTTTAACTTTTCTAACTCTGCAATTTGACTATTAATTCTATCAACATTAGATTGTTGATTATAATTGTATGGATTGTTAAACATCTAAATCTCTCCTTTTAAGAAAACAAAAGAAGGAATAACATCAGCGTTTTAAACTTCATATTATTCCCTCCTTTGTAGCTCCATAATACCGAATATAAAAATTAATTGTCAGTCCTACTACAAATAAAAAAAGAGCATTAAATTTTTAATGCTCCTACCATATAATAATATACCTTATCTAGTATCTCTACTATTCTTGGATTATCTATATCAAATTCATCAACTATTTCTTTAAATGTTTTATCTTCTCTAAATTTTCTTTTATATAATAAATACATTTGTGTATCTACTTCTTTAAGCCTTTCTTCAGCTTCTATTAAGTTTTTATCTATACCATTAAACTTAATATACTCTATTAGCTTTTCATATTTACTTTCGCTATGTTTCTTATATCCAAAGAATAACTTTCCTTTATCTGCTTTTAAATTAGGTAAAGTACTTGTTACATAGCAACCTAATATTGTTAGTAAACAGCTAAATATTATTACTAAAGGTAAACAAATAAGATACATCATACCTTTTATACATATAAATAGCAATATAAAGAATATAATAGTTACTACAAAGCAATTATTTAATCCTATTGCGTGTATAGGTTCTTTAAAATTAGCTCTTACTACTAAATATAAAGGTATTTGTAGAACACATAGTATCAAACCTATTAAAGAAAAAGGAAACAAGTTAAATAATGTTGCTATTATTAACAATATTACCATAACTAAATTTCCATAAGCATTGTAAGATAGTTTATCCAAATCCATTTTTTATCTCTTCTTTCCAAACCACCATTTTCCTGGCCAATCACCCATAGTATTTCACCTCCATATCTTTAATATTATTAAAATACAAGTTATTATAACGTAAATGTATATTAATGTTGTAAATGAATACCTAATATAGAAGTTATTATTATCCCATAAGTTCTTTATCTTGTTATACATTAAATGTAATTTATTATTTAGAATTAAGCACATACCTAATTTTATTGTTTCAAATATAAAAGTAGTTATTATATAATTTACTCCAATTAGTTTAAATAAAAGTACATAGATAGTAGCTTCTATTATTATATTAAATACTAGCATAATTAATACTATTAAAAAGTCAAACATTGTAGTTTTAATTCTAACAATATACTTAATTCCAAACACTATAAACATTAATAGAATAAAATAATTTGTTATATCTCTAGTATTTAAAATAACCCCTAGTATTGATACTAATATGAATAACACACAATAATTTATAAATTTACCTTCTTTTTTAGTAAATTTCATAAATAAGCTGTAATATAATACTTCGAAGATTAGAACTATTATATTTACTATCATATTAATCCCCCCTCTCTTATAGTATATCAGTTTTAACTATCTTCCATTTGCTCATTTTGTCTGCTAGAGTATGTATATAATCGTCTCCGTCTAAACTTTCGTATGCACCCAATAAGTTTAGCCAATTTTTATATACATAATCAGGTATCTCGCCTATGTTTTCATACACAAAGTAAGTATTGGTTAAAGAGTTTTGTAACAAAGTTTTTAAAGCTTCATTTTGTACTTTTTCATTCTCTTTACCTTTTTTCAATTTCTCTTTGTAATTCTTTATAGAACTGGCACAATACCCTAAAGCAGTAGTAAGACAAAAAGTTAAAATAGTAGTTATTATTTTATTAATCATTTAACAACCCCACTTTCTCTCTTACTCAAATTTATTATAATACAAAAAGAGAACTATTGCTAGTTCTCGATACTAAAATAAAAGGGTTAACACCTACTAGAGGCATTTTAATTATAGCATATCATCTCATATAAAGTCTATCCAATTTAGTAGGTAGTCCACTTTTCTGCGACAACTCAAAATACTTATTAGTTAGTTGAGTTATTTTTTGATTAGCTAATATTTCCTCTTCTTTTAAACCAGTAGCTTTAGCCATTATCTTTCTATCTTGTTGTCTTCTTATTGACGTTTCTAGTTTACGTTGCATTTGCATACCTTCATAATTGGTATAATGCTTTCCGTCTAGTTTAAATCCGTCTTTATTATCTTTATTTATTTTATCTAATTGCTGTTGAGTATATTGAGGATTGCTAACACCTAATATTATATTATAAACATAGTGATAACAATTAAGTTGCCCTATTGGTCTATAATCTTCAGTTGTATCTCCATTTTTAAGTTGTCTATGTATATCTATTACTTTACCTTTATAGTCTTTAGCTACTCCAGTTTCTTGTAGCTTTTCAAATTCTCCTCTTTCTATTAAATTGCCATTTTCATCATATTTATTAATACTAAATTGATGTCCTTGTACTTCTTCGTGGTCAGGAGCAGGATTGTTATGTACGCTTACTTCAATTCCGTCTGCACCAAAATCTTCACCAAATTGTTCTTGAAGATTAATAGAAAAGTCTCTTAATGCTCCTCTTAAATTCATTCTTACACTAGAGTCTAGTCTTCTATGATAACCACTTTCCCATTCAATAGTCTTAATACCACTAGCACTTAATTCTCTTACCGATTTTCTTAAATCACTATTAAAGCTATCTTTACCTTGTATTAATGCTACAACACTATCATCTATTACTTCTTGATATGCTTGAGCTAAAGGTGTGAATATCTTTCTTCCGTTCTTAATTCTTACAAATCCTAATGTATTTGATAGATTTTTATAAGTTTCTTCAGTTATTTTAGAAATAGCTTTTACTTGCTCTTGTAAAGCTATGTTTTTTTCATATGGAATATATTTCATATCTCTATATTCATAGAATTGTTTAGCAAATACCAAATTCTTTTTAGCAACTTCTTTAAACATCTTTTCTATATCTTTTTCATTTAATTCAGTTACTTTAGCTAATTCTTTAACAATAGAGTCATAAGCTCCACCATATTTAAGTATCATTGCTAAATCGTAAGCTCTAGAAGGAGGAATATCACTTAATTGTTTTAATACCTCTCCTATCTTCTTTAAAGTATATGTATTTACTTTCTCTATACGTCTAACAAGAACATCTACTAAATTGTCTATAACTTCTTCGTTTAGCATTATTCACCTACTAATTCTTCTGCTGTAGGATTATTTTCTCTTATCTCTTCTATTTTTTGCTTAGCTATTTCTTCAGTTTCACCAAATATTTTCATTCTATATTCTACTTTACTAATAAGTCCTGCACTCTCTTCTCTCATAGCTCTATTACTTTCAGCTTCTTTATCTTCTATAATAGAGTCGTCAAATTGTATTACCATTTCATCAGTATTAATATTATAAGTCCCAAATTTACTAGAGGCATAAGCTACAGCTTTTACTAAATCATATATAGCACTTTCATATCCTACTTCTAATTTCTTTTTACGTCTAAATAGTTTAGAGTTACTACTTACTACAGCAGTAGCAGTAGATAAATTGGTTCCGTCAAAGTGATAATGATTTTCGCCAAAGCCTACTTTATTACCTAGTATATTTAATTCAGTATTTAAAGAAGCTACTTGTTTATCAGTTCTTAAATCATCACTTTCACTTTGTATTAAATCGTCTTTACTAACTCCTTTAGGTAATTGATAGATAGATATATCATTATCATCAAATACAGCCTTTTGAGTTCCGTCTTCATAGTTAAACATATCAGCTCTAGCAAATATTCTTTTTCTACCTAATTGTAATTCGTTTCTTACTTCATCAAATGCTAAATCTACTGCTTTTAAGTTATCTATAGCATTAGCATAATGAGGTATACCAAAAGGGTTATTATCAAATAAATTGTTTGTTAATAAAGGTTTGAATATAACAAACCACTTAACATCAGATTGAGTTGGAAATTTTTTAATAGTATCTTCTTGTTCTATTTCAGTTAATGTTCCGTTTGTTTCTTGGAATAAATGATTAATAATAACATAATTGCCATTATCATCTTTTTTATGAATAGATAATACTATGTATTTGTTACCTTTTATGTATTGAGTACTAGCAAAGGCACATTCAGTAATTTCGTTATTGTTCCAAGTCAATGGGAATATATTATCTACGCTTACCAAATCAAGTCTAGTTTTAGCGTTTGTTACATCTAAAGTCATAGCGTCTTCATTTTCTATAATGTCATATACACTTGTTACTATTGCACTTGTACCTAATGCTCCACTCTTTTCTAATGCACTATTAATTAATACATACAAGTCTAATTCATTAACTAAATTATCAAATTGGTCTTGGTCTTTTTCATCTTTTAATGATATTTTACATTTCTCACTCCATAAAATATCACTCCAATCTTCACTTATCTCTTTAGCCATATTCATAGTATATCTTTGCTGTTTTACTTTTCTTTGTCCGTTATATATAAAGTAATTATGGAAAGACTTTACATTACCTCTATACCAACTTTTCCATTGGTCTAAATATGTTTGTATATCCTTTTTTACTTGTATATTATAACCATATTCTTTTTGCAAAAAATCTTCTAATTGCATATAATCACTTCCTTTTTATCATTATCTTTACATTTTGTAGATGTTAATCTTCTTATTTTATATCACACCTCCCTTATATTCATTACTAATTTATCATAGAATGGAAACATACTATATTCACTAGCGTCTAAATCATCTATAGGAGTAGTTCCGTCATCTAATCTAGTATCAGGTTTTTTATCGTCCCAAACAGCCATTTCGTAAGCTTCTTTTAAATATTTACATTTATTTAATATAAATCTTCTACCTTGTGCAAATAATATTTGGTCCATATATATTCTATCAATTATTTTACCTTTTATACAATCTTCAACTCTTAAAGGTATTGCGTGTTCTTGTAAATATCTATTTAAACCATATGTTAATACTTGCCCTAATGCTCCATAATCAGCAAAGCAATGAGTTACTTTACCATAATTTTCTACTACTTTTTTATAGAACTCTATAAATTTTTCATACATCTGCTCGGGTGCATATAATCCTTTTAACTTCATTTCATCTATGGACCACGCTTGTTTGAAGTATGGCGTTATACCTGTTGCTTTAAATTCAGTTTCACCTTCGGTAGCTCCATAGTCTATTCCTATTGATACTATTAAAAAATTTATTTTATTTCCATGTTCATCTCTAGCTTCATCTTTCATAAACATTTCACTATTATTAACGAATTGCTTATATATTAATCCTTCAGCTACTACCCATAGACCTAATATAAATCTTTCATAAAATACTCCACCCATACTTTGATATTCTTTTTTTAATTCATCAAAATATTCTTCATTTTGTTTTCTTAATATTACATTATCATCTAATGTAAAATTCCATATTTGCTTATTTATTTTATCATTATCTATTATTTGTTGTTTAACCCAGTGTGTAGGAGTATCAGGGTTAGTTGTTGCATATAACTTAGCGTCTTTAATTGATAAACGAGATAACAGCATTTTATAAAAATCTTCAGGTATTTGTGTAAGCTCATCTATATAAGCTCCTCCTAAAGTCATACCTCTTATTTTTGCTTCTGCTCTATCATCATTAGCACCCTCTAACCATATCGTTCTTCCAAACAAAACTGCTGTCTTTTGTGATAATGAGAACTTAAAATTATTTTGGCCTACTAAATCTTGTAACAAACCCAGACAATTTCTTTTTAATGCTGTTAAAGTTTTACCTGTCATTAAAAATTCTACATTTTCAGGCATAGTACCTACAAATATAGCCCATTTTAATAACGAGATATACGTTTTCCCACTTCTTACGCTACCAGTTAATAGATTTATACGTTTATCTAAAAACTTTAGAAATTCAAGCTGTTTTGGGTTTAATAAGTCATTAATCTTTTTGCTCATTACATAAAGCTTCCTTTATATCATCTAATATACCATTACTAGTTACTTGATTTTCTATTACATCTCTTTGGCCTAAATATTGTTTACCTAAAAATATAGCCATAGCATAACTTTTTTCTGCTAGTTTCCACTGCATACGTCTTAATGACATTTTGCCAGTTTCTTTTCCTTCTTTAAAGATACGACAAAACTCTTCATCTCTTTGTAAAGTTCTTTCATCACACCCTAAGAAAGAAGCTATTTCTTTTTCAGTACACATAATACTCGCTAGTTTTTTAACTGCATCATAGTCTATTTTAAATTTTGGTCTACCTACTTTTTTCTTTTCCACTAAATCACTTCCTTAAATTACAGCAATCTTCTTTATTTGGATTATAGTTATTAATCCAATAATTATATGCTGTATCTTCATCTTCACATACACTTACATTAGGTATTTTAATCTTATCAATTATTCTTATCTTTTCTTCTAAAGGTAAATGTTCATATCCACTTTGTTTAATAGTAAATTTACTATAATCTATATCAAACCATTTTTTAATCCAATGATTAACTCTTAAAAACTCTACCTGTGCTTTTTCTATACCTAAACTATTTAATTTATCGAAATCTATAAAGTCTTCTATTAAAGGACTTAATCTTATAGCTACATCAAATCCGTTCTCTTGTAGTTTTTTAATTGCTTCTATTCTTTTACTAGGTAAACTTGCTTTTTCATAATCTAGCTTTTTATATAATTCATCATCTAAACAGGTTGTAGTTATTTGAAAATGAGCTAAATCTTTATCATATATCTTTAAATATTCTTCATTAGCTACTAAATGACTTTTAGTTACTATTAAATAACCTATCTTATACTTATTTAACATTCTTATTGTTTGATATGTAGTTCTATAATTTAATTCTATAGGTTGAAAACAATCTGTCATGCCTCCTAACCTTACTATTTTAATTCCACTTTTTTTAGCTTTTATAATAGCATTTCTTATTTGTTTCATACTACCTACAACAGGTTTGACACTATTCCACAAACCTCTAAAGTCTAATAAACTTTTAGCATAACAATATTTACAATCGTGCTGACAGCCACAGCCATATGTATCAAGTCTAGTTGTATATTTACATTTATCTTTTTCATTTCCTTCTACTTCTTTATAAAATACACTAAATGACTTCATTATATCTCTCCCATTGCTAACATAAGAATATCACATTTTTATTAAAATAAAAATTAGGTATTAACCTAATCTTTAATTTTTTTACTTATATATAAGAATGGTGTATCACATAATGCTATTATTATTTCTATTATAGTAGCTGATAGTGCCATTAATAATATAGTACTTGTTGGCATTGTTCCACCAAAAGCTATTAAATAGAATAAAAAGTTTTCTCCTCCATTTGAAACAATAGTACATACGTTATTTCTTAACCACATTTTTTTACCATTACTTTTCTTTCTTAAATATTCGTATAATCTAATATCCACAAGGTTAGATACAGCAAACATTGAAACACTTGCTATAGATATTCTAGGAATAAATCCAAATATAATTTCTAGACTATTTTGGGATACATCTAATGAATTAGGAACGAATATTAATGCTATTTGTGTTACTAGCATAAAAAATAATACAGCAAATATTCCAAACCTAACACCTTTTTTAGCTTCTTTATATCCATAACATTCGGTTAGCATATCAGTTGCTAGAAAGTTACTTGCGAATAATACATTTCCTAAAGTAGCACTTATACCTAATAAGTCTACACTTTTTACTAATATTATATTAGCTAATATACTAGCTATTCCTATCCAACCTATCAACCCTTCTTTACCTAGGATTTTTTTTACTCCTAACATAATACTAAAAACACCAAAAATTGAAACAAATAATAAAATATTATTTAACATATAAATCATCTCCTTAATTTTTTTATAGTAGGTTTTGGCTAACTACTAATCTTTACATACTTTTTGCCATTTTTCATAATAATATTCTTGCATTTTGATAGCTTGTTTATAATTTTCTATCATAACTTTTAAGATATTATTCTTGCTAAATTTTTTACTTACTTTGCCTTTATCAGCAATTCTGCCATATATAGCATTTTGTTTCCAACTGCTACTATCAACATAATCAAAAGGAACTTTATCTAATACCTTTTTTCTAGTCATTCCCAAACAATGAACTTTACAATTATATTTCTTTGCATATTTTAAAAACATTAGATATTGTTCATCTTTTATATCTTCATTCTTAAATCCAGTTATTGCCACCACCTTTCCTGCATAATCTTTGCACATCTTTTTATATTCATCTATGCCTCTATTTTTATGCCATACAGGTATAATCTTATTAGAAGCTTGTTCTAATACTTTTCTTAACTTTAATACTTGTTCATATCCTATTATGTTGTCTACGTCCATTTCAAAATATCCTACTACGTTAGGTCTATCAAAGTTTTTAATAAATTTTGCATATTCTTCAGTATATTTATTCCAATCTACCTTTTTTCCTTTTTGAAAACTATGTGCTCCACTATCTATCATTATTAGCTCACTATTATCTCTAACATATTCTGCTAATTCAGTTTTATTTTGTATATAAAAATAAGACATTAAATTATATTTCATTTTTTTGATGTTGAAAGGGACTTTTTCGTTTGTTTCTATTGCACTCAAAAAAACTTTCATTATTCTACCTTTTTAAAATGTATATCTCTATCTATATGGTGACATTTAGGACATTCTAACATATTATGTTCAGGTTCTTCATAATTATCGCTAGTTAAATCTTCTACATTATCCCAGTCAATAGTATGCTCTATAAATCCAAAATCTTCCATATTAATATCTAATATATCCTCAAGTTCTATATTTAATAAATCATAATTCCAACTCGCTTTTTCACTGACTTTATTATCTGCTAATCTAAATGCTTTAATTTGTTCTTCGGTTAAATCATCAGCTATTATACAAGGAACTTCTTTTAATCCTAATTCTAAACTAGCTTTATATCTTGTATGTCCTGCTACTATAACTCCATTCTTATCAATTACTATTGGTACTTTAAATCCAAATTCTTTTATCGAATTTGCCACAAGCTCTACAGCTTCATCATTAAATCTTGGATTATTTTCATAAGGTTTTAAATCATCTACCTTAATCATTTTAATTTCCATTCTTTCACCTCTTATGAGTATTATATCATTTGGAACAAATTAAAAAAAGATTATTTCTAATCTTCTTTATCACTTTTTAAAATTTTTAAACTATTTTTTAATGATTTAATTATTTCTTTTTCAGTCAAATTATATTTTTTCATGTAATAATAAGACATAAGACTTATATATACACCAACTTCTTTTGCTGTATTAATTTCTACCATATCTTTTATATATTGTTCATTTATAGGTATTAACATTTCAGTTCCTTCCTTCTATTATTATATCTTTTACTTTATACATATATGGCATAAGTATTTTCTTTAAATATACAAATTCTTTTACTGGCATTGCTTTATATATATGCAATACTTGACTATGTATGTTATATTCTGCTTGATATTCTTCTAACCATTTGAATATATAACTCATTTTTTCATTTCTCCTAATGTTCTAACTATTTTAGAAACTCTTCCTTTTATTATGTTATTACTATCTAAATCATAATAAAATATAAATTGATATAAAACATTTAATACATCTCCTACTTCTTCTTCAAGATGTTCTTTAGTGCCTATTATTTCAGTTAAAGGTATTTCGTATTCAACACTTTTTTGTAATTCATATGTATTAATTGCTTGTTGTAATTCAAATACTTCTTCTTCTAACTTGCGTTGTTGATTATCAACCCCATAATGATTAATTATTTTCAGTAGTTCTTCTCTCATTAGTTTTCTCCTTTATTAAATCATTTATCTTAATGTCTAAAGGTCTTGTATTTATCATATAAATAACATTTCCTAAATATGTTAATTGAAAAGTATAATCATCTTTATAACCTTTCAATGGTTCTTCTATATCAACAATAGTATTTTCTATATGTTGCAAGTGTTTTACAGCTTCTTCTTTACTTGTCAGGTCTATCATCATTGTCCTCTATTTGTTCTACATTGTCTATATGATAAGTTCCACAACTTTTCCAACCTATATATCCACCTTTATGAGAATAATTTAATTTAACTTTTTTACCTATGTTTTTTTGTAAATCTTCAACCAATTTACTTTCATCAATATATACGCAATATTCAGTTTCATCTCCTTGTTCCGTATAAGCACTAGATTTTAAATAAACCTTATAACGTCTAAAATATATTCCTTCTAAATCTACTGCTGTAATAACTCCTTGATGAGAACCTTTAGTAGGTGGATAATTTATAAATCCGTGAAAACAACCATAAATAAGTAATCCTATGCCTAAAAATCCACAAATAATACTAATTACACCCCAACAATTTCCAAAAACTTCGTCATATATACAATAAAATACCATACACGCAATAAATAATACTATTATTAAAATTATTAAAATCATATTTATCTCTCCCTTTCTTGATTATCTATATCATTTTCCTTTTTATTAATATAGTCTATTATTTCATTGATTTTATCTTCTGCTGCCATTATGTTTATATTTAGATTTTTAAGTTTACTTTCAATACTACCAAACATACCAGCCCTCATTGTAATTTTTTCTATCTTCTTATCTTCT